ACTGTTAGACTATTAGCAGCAAGATTGTTTGATGCTCGTAGGCCACCCTGGTAGTTCCATGTTGCTGTAGAGTCGCCCGCCTTTAGATACAGAGGCTGCCGGTTATAGGCATTCCAGACGCACCACTTGCGGTTCTGGCCCCAGCTGCGGTGACAGGTAACAGTGCCAACTGCGTCAATCAGGATTGTACCAAGATATGTAGCCAGCCCCGCACCTACTGCAAAAGTGCCGGCTCCATTCCTTGTAGTCATAGAGACAGCATTGACCCATAGGCCATTGGTACGAACTAGCTCAGTTGTACCAGCCCCAGCTCCCCTAGAGCTGGTCCCTGCGCCTGAGTTCGCCCAGGCTGGTCCAGTTCCTATGGTGACCACCCCTGCAATATCCCACAGAAACACATCGTAGAGAGTCGCTGCTGCGTGATTGGGGTTGTTCAGGGCCAGCGTAAAGGGAGCGAAAGTCCTCATTGCTATGACGCCATTCTGGATAATCGGAACCAGATTACCCACTAATGGCTCGTAGAATAGGGAAGTCTGAGCAGATGCGTCGGCCACTATCACTGGAACGCCAGTGGTTGGCGTCAGGTAGCCCTGGGGGGCATATCTATTCTTGATATTAGAAGCATATCTGAGCTGCTCTATGTTGTTGAGGAACAGGGATACCTCAGTAACGTCGTTGGCTGTTCCTCCTTTGACCTTCCACTCAGCCTTTGCACCAGCTCCTGATCCCTCTTCGAGAGACAGAACTGTCCTGTCGACAGCGTCGTTCTCCGTTCGACGGAGGGTCAGCGGCGTGCCGCCAGCCGTCGCTATCGTGCCAGGGACAGTACCACCTAAGGCCTGCTGCAGGCTGCTCTGGGGAGCTTCGTACCACTGTGTTTTGCCGGTGATCCTAGCTATACAGAACCTAAGCCTCTCCAACTCACCTGCCAGATTGGGTGATAGAGACTCCGTTCCAACTCCACCAGGATCAACCTTAGTTTGGTACTGCCCAACGCTATCAGCATAGCCGCCAGTCATAGCGGGGTTCTGATTAGTAATATGATTAATGTGATCGGCATTATAGATAGCCGCAGTCAGCACCGTTCCAGTGCCTCGCGTGGTATGGCTATAGATGCCGACTGACATCTCTTAAGGTCCGTCTGTTATGGCGAACACACAGAGAGCTATGATCGCTGCTATGATTATTAGTACGATCAGTAGTCCTAGCCAGCTCACGCTAAACCTCCTCCGTCCGATCTAACAGCAACCACCCTGCGAGGAACCCGTGTCTTACATATCCCAGCATGAGAGCCGCCCCCTTCCAGATCCATCTCCATATCAGCCAGATGCAACTCATACATCTGATCTGACGTCAGACTTTCACCCAGACAATCCCTGCATCCGCTGGTAACGTGGGCAGAACCATCCCAGAACTCCATCTTTAGTTCAACATAGTTGTGAAAGCGCCGAAACTGAAGGATGCGCTCCTCGATCCAGACACCATTCTCGAAGCGTCTTCCTTTGACCTTCTCAGTCATACCACCAATGGCAGTTCCACACATCTTACAGAACAACTCTTCCAGCTCGCCATTAGGACCAAAGCGGACGAACTTAGACCTCTTCACATGGTCGTATTTAGCCATCTCTAATCCTCTCATCCATCGGCGTGAAGCTCAGATGGAACTCTGATATACTTACGTCCTGATCAAGACCTCCATTGAGAGCAGATAGCTTGATACGTCGTCCACTGCCGGTTAGTCTTTGTCTCGAAGAGGCAACAACGTCGCTTCCAAGGACATCTGTATCTAAGATGAAGGCGCCTAACACAGCCCCTCCTCCACCCATGCTAAACTGGAGGGTATCCGTCAAGATATCATCCCAGAAGACGTTAACTGTCAAGTCCCAGTCGCCCCGAGGCTCAGATGCCAACTCGAGAAACTGGCCCGCTTTCATTCTGGTGGCCAGGGCTTCATCTATAAAAGAGAGGTCTGTATTGGCCGTCTCGAAATTGATCTGATAAGCCACTCCATCTTTATTTCTGGAAGTATCATCTAGGCGCCATATAAAGCCAGAGGCATCTCCTATGGTTGGCCTTGGTATCAGGGCTGCATCAGGCTTCATCCACAGCGATACACAGACGTCTCTGCGGGACATGAAGAAGCGAGGCGGGGCTGCTCCTTGTTGACTGGGCTGCTGCTCAAAACCGATGATAAGACGTAGGTTATTATCAGTAGCGCCAGTGCGAGGGAGAGTAAACCACGCTTGCTTTTTGGCAGCATACCATGCCCCCACTATGCGGCGGATGACCGTTCTGTTGATCTCAGTGCGAATAAAGGGTTCCAAGGTAGCGACCTTACTAAGATCGCTTGTATTAACATCTCCAAATTCCTGGGTTGCACTCAATAGATGAATATTGCCTACATGGTCCATATAGAGAACATCATTCTCGATCTGGACTATGGTATGTTGGTTTAGGGTGCCTACCGCCCTGGTCATCCTAGCCACAATCCAGTTGGCTGGGGTTAGGTCGGCAGTGTTGATTATGTAGATACCAAAAGGGTACTTAAAGAGGACCAAAGCGCCTCTGAAGGATAAGCCTCCTACCAGACGCTCTCCCTCACCAGGATAGATCGCTATTGTTCCACTGCCAGCTCCGGTAAAGTTTCCGTGATCGGTGACAGTGCTATAGTAGATGCGATGGGGGTCGCTGGCGTTGCCCCCTGCAAACACCCTGGCACCGTGTTGGACCCCAAAGGTGGGAAAGGCCCCGGCCGTCCAGTCGGCTGCTGGAGCGCCAATAGGGGCCATTGTGCCTGCAGCGGCCAAGGCAACATGCACCTGGTTAGGGCCGCTAAACATAAACAGCTTACGAACGCCTCCAACTGCTTCCCCACCTGCAGGCATGAAGTAAGGGGGAGGCTCCCTTACATTGGTCAGGCCCGCTACCATAGTAGTGGGAAAGGTGCCCGCTCCAGTATCCTGTCGGACAGTGCCATCGCTTAGAAAGACAACATCATGCCTGACCCCAGAAACAGGGTCCCAGTTGATACCGCTGACAATGACGGAGCCAGCACCAAGGGCGGCAGCATTAATCTTCTGGGCACCACCCTCCTTACGGATGATGCCTCCATCAAGTTCAGCGCCGTCGACTAGGGTAAGATGGCCTGGGCCGGCCTGGCTGGGGTTCTTAGTACCTGTAAAGCCCTGACTGCCAACGGGCAGCCTTGCTGTTACGCCCCGGTAGGCCATCGATCATCCTATGATGAGCCCCGACTCAGTACGGAGCGGACCTTTGCTTTGACTGTTCTGACGAGGGGCGATGTGGCCAGCCAGATAGTCCATCTTGACGTTCCGGCGCCGGTTTTCTTTGAGCATTGCAGCCAGTCCAGTCCTTGCACCAAGCGCTGCAGCATTGCTGCGATCATCATTCTTGTCGAGTAGGACATATACCAGGGCCATGTCTGAGAGGACGTGCATCCACTGTGTTGGAACCAGTGGGATGGAGCCAATACTGTCTGTCAGGTCTATGACAAAGGGTCTGAAGCGATACTCAACACGCATATGCTTCCCGTCGTTCTTCCCTCCGTGGGAGAACCTTACTGTCCGTTCGTCCTCGAGGGCGAAGGCCTGAGGGATACCAGGTCGCAACCTAACCAGGGGAAACAGCTCGTCCATGCGCTCAGGAGGGACACCATAGATACGATCTGGCATCTGGAAGGCTACGATTGGGCTCATCAGGACCTGGACAGACGAGGATAGAGCGTATTCGATCTTCATACTGTCAAAGGAGGCAAGGGCGTTGGTCTCACCTGTATAGTTGCCATCCAGGGTCGCCGGTCCAGCTCCTCCAGTGTGGGCAGCTATCACGAATACATCAGGAGGAGCCGTCCCGGACTTGATACGCAGGCGCCTTCCTGCCTGCGAGTCGGCGGGAGCTGGAGTGAAGGTAATTGCAGCTGATCCTTGGACCACTGCAACAGTGCCTACTGAGTAGACCGGCTCGAGAAGAAGCGTCGCATCCTGACGCATCCACCACCAATCTTCGACGTACTCAGGAAGGAATTCGGAAGCCCCAGTGGATAGGGTACGGTAGACCCTATTGATGTAATCCATAACCTTGCTGTCCCAGCCCGAAGAGCCGTTTATCGGCTCAGAAGCTCGGAACAGTACATCTTCCTTGAGTTCTCTGGCATTGGCTAGGGGCACTTTATACCGCTACTATAGTGATCTTCAAGGCTGTTGTTCCATCTCCAGCACTTATCCTAGGCCGGATGAAGCGGGTATTCTGTAGGATGTCATGGATTACAGCTGTTGTGATTGTAGCTAGAGCTGTTCCAAGACTGTTCATTAGAGTGGCCCAGGTAGTTCCGTCGTTGGAGCCCTCTATGATACAGTTGCCGCCTGCTCCAAAGGTGCCACTAACTTGCACAGATCGGGTGGCAGCTTCGACAGGAATAGATGCAGGGAGGCCTGCCTCGGCGTTAGCCAGGGCAGCCCACTCGGCAACCCAGACGCCTGCTGCTGGAAGTGTTGTGACTAAACCGACTGCCACTTATTTCTCCAGGCCACACTCTCGCTTTGCAGTGGGGCTCATCTTGGCGACTTCGTCGTCTACCCAGTCAGGTAGGTCCTTGATAAGCTCGCCACCCTCACTGTAGTACTTGCCACCTTGGATGAAGAGAGGTGGACCATCCACATGGTTGATCCGCACATAGGGCTGATAGCGGCCGATCTTACCCTCGGCGTCTCCCCTCTTGGGGATATGGGTTTTGAGGGAGAAGGCCATTAGGCAGCGATCATGCGAGTGTTGTTACCTGGGGTATCCCAGCTGTGTTCGGCGAAGACGCCTACAGAAGCATTTCCTACAGTGCCGCCTCCATCAGTGGACACGATTATCTCTCCACCAGGGGTGCACTTGGTTGGCTCCACTGCTACTTTCTCGTAGTAGCAATTGCCTACAGCAGCGTTGATAGGGATAGTTAGAGTACCCAGTACAATCTCGCCAGAAGCACTTCCCGGAGTTGGCCTAAACTTATAGGTTAAGATTGTTGGAGCCACCGTATTAGCTACAGTAATGACCGCCCATACTGCTCTAACTAGGACTGGCTGATATCCAGGGAACCATCGAGCCGCAGGTATTGGATCGGCGAGAGTCTCGATCGCTGCATTCATAGCGATCATAATATCCATCTTCTGATGGTCGTACATGGCAGTTCCTCTTAGATAGCCCAGAAGTTGTCGATACCGTTTCCTAGTTCGATTATTCCAGACTCGTGCACCATTCCTAAGGCGTTACCGTTGCCTGCAGTTATTCCCAAGATGTCCCCGTTCCGAAGAGGAGATGCTGTAGGGGGATTTGGAAGATAACTTCCAGAGTTTACAACGCTTAGGTTGTCCGCAGTAGAATATGCCCATAGATGTATCTGGCCGACCCCTGCGATGGTGGTCCTACTGATAAGCGTCAGATTTGCAGGGTTAAAGGCCATCTACATTCCTATTAGGTGCTGGAGACGTGGACGATCCTGGCCTCGCCAGGGTTGCCAGTGTCCCAGATGATATCGAACTCCAGGATGCCGTACCAGGCAACTGCCTTGGAGCGGCCAAAGTCGCCAGGGATGGCCGCCCTTAGCTCAGGGGTCATAGCCTCTGCCAGAGCGATGCCATCCTCGCCGAAGATAACACCCTCTCCGAGGACGGAGCTGGTGCCGATCTTGCCCAACGCCCTCGCATGGTTGGTCTCGATAAAGCGGATGCCCTCGATCCGGCCCACTTCGCCGTTGTACTTAGCTTGGGCATCCTGATACTTGTGCCACTCTTCCCACTTAGCATCCCGCTTGATGCCCCTTAGACCGAGTGTGCGGAAGATACC